ACCGGATTATGCCTATTAAGTTCTCACCTTATTTTAGGGATTCTATCGTTAGTTATTTTCGGAGTAATTTTATTAATAATTTTAAAAAGTAAATAGTATGAAAGACTTAATTTTCGATTTACTCGTCATTTTGGCAATTATCATTGTCGGTGCAGGTTCTATATTTTTGGAAGAACATCACGCCTATCGTAAAGAAAAATATAGCAGAGAAGGTTTTAAAGAGTACAAAAAACGCATGAAAAATAGAAGATATTAATATGAAAGTAACAGATAAAATATATAACAAGAAAACAAATAAACAAGGTCGTATAGCTGAAATTATAAAAGTAAACAATATACCTTGTTTAGCTCAAATTAAATGGTTCGATAACAGTATATCAATCGAGGATTTAAACGACATTGCATTACTCCCGGAACAAGAGCTAATCAACTCAATTAAATTGCAGCCATCACGAATTTTAAAAATGCTAATTGCAATTAAATGTTGGTTTATTATCTTTTGGATGGCAAAAATGGAAAGCAAAGACCAAAAATGGATCAACCGTACTTTGATTTTAATTATTAGTTATTTTTTAGTAAGAACTTTAATAGGATAAATTATGAAAACAGTAGAAAATGCAGCTTTAGAATATGGATATTCTAACTTACTATCATCGAATGATAATAAGAGAAGAAAAATTTTAGCGTTTAAAAAGGGGCTTGAATTTGCACAGCGATGGATTCCTATTGAAGAAGAATTACCAGAAAACACGCATCTATTCGATGAGCCTAATTTTGAATTAATAAGGTTCCTGGTCAAAGGAAGAAACGGAAAAGAATGGGTTGCAAATAGAAAACATCAAAAAGATGATAGTATTATTCCTTATTCATTCTTTAGTTGTGAGACTGGAAGATATTATTCAGTCACTCGTTGGAGACAAATTAAACTAAAATAAATCATCATGACGGAAATACAGAAGATACAAAAAGTTTGTGTTGAACTTAAAATCAACCAACATAAAATGTGCAAGGAAATTGGTATTAATCACTCTACTTTGTGTAGATATTACAAAGGGGAAATAAAAAATCCTTCCTATAGTATTGTAGTTAAATTAATGGAATATGTCGGATTAATAAAATAAAATTATGGAAACTCAATATTGTGATATGTGCACTGCTCCGATGCAACAAACAAAATTTATCGGAACTAAGGAATCAGGCAAAAAGTATCGTCAAACGTGGTTTAAATGTCCTATTTGCGGATATGAGAAGAAAGTTAATGGAACAGGATACTATCAAGATAACATAACCCCACTGAACGCACAAGACGATGTGAGTAAAATGTATCGACAGCAAGAACGCAATAATATGTTGTGAAACATAAAAGCAGTTCAATCTTTTAACGAAAATACATGTACAAAGTATTGCGTATATGCAAAAGATTGCCTATTTTTACATCGTAATCAAAACAAACAAATCATGGAACAAGGATTAGAATTTATAATGAACAATGGTAAGGTAGATAGCTACGACCCAATAAACATTGAAAAAGATTTTATTGAAGATGTAGGGGATTATATTTTAAACATGGTATATACTTACAAAATTAAAATTTCTGAAGTAAAATCATATCGTATTTACGATTTATGCGAAAAATGCGGTCGTGAGGTTTATAAAGATGACTTATGTGATAGATGTTATGAAGAACTTCAAGAAGAAAAGAAAGCCATTCAAGACACAGAAGATTCCCTTCAAAACTTTAGATAATGGAAACAATTCAAGACATCTCAATCCGATTAGTTTCGGCAGTTAATAGGTTCGAGTATAGAAAGCTCTTTCCTAATCATTTCAAAGAATCAAATCAGGATTTAATAACTGAAATTCTTAATTTACAAAACGAGTTAAATCAAGCGATTAAATTAATAATAAAATAAAATAAAACATTATGTTACGAAAAGAAGAATCATTTCCTGAAAGACCAGTTATTATCGTTCTATACGGTACTCCTGGAGTTGGAAAAACAAGTTTATTGAATACGTGCGACACTCCGGTACTTATCGACTGCGATAGAGGTGCTGATAGAGCATGCAATCGTGCAGATGGTACAATCATCGCTACAAAGTGGGATGACGTACTAGCAGATGAAGCAGAGATCAAACAATTTAAAACAGTTGGAATTGACACTGCTAAGGCTGTGTTAGATGACTTCCTTATGATTTATGTAGTTGATAAAGACTATAAGCTTAAAACAAACAAATTGAAGGCTTATGGGGCAATTGGGGACGAATTCAAAGCGTTTATCAACGTCAGACGCTCGGAAGGTTTGGATATTGTTATCATTGCTCACGCAAAGGAAGAAAAGGACGGAGATGTTATCCGGCTATCTCCTGACGTTACAGGTCAATCTAAAGACTTGATCTTACGCATAGCTGATCAGGTTGGATTTATCACAATGGTAAACAACAAACGCACTATTACTTTTGAACCAACCGACAAAACGATCGGTAAAAATGTTGCTCGCATTCCGACAATGGAGATACCAGACGAAAAAACACCGGAGTTTAAAACTTTCGGGGCGAATCTTATCTCTAAAGTGAAAGAATCAATCCGGACACAAAGCGAAGAACAGATCAAAGCTCAGCAAGTTTTAGTTGAATTTCAGGATAAACTTTCTTTGTGTGAAACGTCAGACAACTTTATGTCAATAATTCAAGAATGCACAACTCTTCCAGATCACCAAAAAGCAGCAATAAAAAAGCTAATTTCAAAGCGTGTTGATTTGTTGGGATTGAAGTATGATAAAAAATCAAACTCTTTCATTGAAAAAATATGATACGGGTTACTACACTAGAATCATTTCGTAGGTTTCGGGACAATGTGACCGAAACTTACGATACTGAGGAAAAACTTATCGAGCATATAAAAGGCGAGTTTAAAGGTAACTGCAAAACTGAAATTGGATCAGCATTTCATTTCTTAATAGAACATAAGGAAATGGATACAAACGATATAACAGATTTCTTAAAATTTGGAGTAATATTCAATACAATCCATTTCGATACCGCTTACAAACATGCAGAAAATATTTCTCCTTTCGTTCCTGAAATCCGTAAAAGTAAAGTTTTCAATACCGGTAAATATAAAGTTGAAATTTCAGGTTGTACAGACGTTTTGCAAGGGAACACTTTAAGAGATACAAAATGCAAGTTTTCCGCTCCCACATACATGGATTATTACAATTCGTTTCAGTGGAGAATTTACCTTTCGATTTTTGGTCTTGACAGATTTTTGTACGACATTTTTGAGTTTATCGGATATAAAGATGAAATGGTTAAAGATGTTTCAAGTTTAGTATTGAAACAACATGATCCATTCGAGTGTATTCGTTACGAAAAAATGGAGTCTGAAATTTTGACACTGATCAACGATTTTATGGACTGGATTTATTTCAGAAACTTACAATCTTTTATATGATATACGACTTGTCAAATACATTACAACGAGAATCTTTTAAGATAAGGACTAATAATCTTTATATTAAAGGTGGAATCGTTGAGTTGATTGATAAAAAACCAAGGACGCTAAAGCAAAACAGCTACCTTCATCTCATACTTTCTTATTTCGCATGTGAGACCGGAAATCCTTTAGAATTTGTCAAGCAAGAATATTATAAAAGGCTTGTAAATTCAGATCTATTTGTAAAGAAAATAAACGATCCGTTCTTAGGTGAAATATCGATTCTGAAAAGCTCAAAAGACTTAACAAAAGACGAAATGACTTTATCGATTGAACGGTTCAGGAATTGGAGCAGTCAAGAAGCAGGAATATTTTTACCGGATGCAGCAAGCAAAGAAATGCTTATGCAAATGGAGATAGAAGTTAATAAACACAAACAATATCTATAAAAACAAATAAAATGATAACCCCATGCTGCAATAGCTTTTTAAAAATAGCTCAAACGTTTTCTTGGATGTCATACTCAGATGAAAATGGTAATGATATTCTATGTATGCCTCATATCTTTGTGAAAGATATTAGATACAGAATAAACAATTGTCCATCCTGCGGAAAGGAGGTCATAGATTTTAAAATACCAGTTTCAGAATTTAGTAATCAATAAAACAAACAGCTATCAGGGAAATTTAAACTAAAAACTTAAATTGGATGTAAAGGCATCCTTAAATTTGCACCGAGAATAATAATTTATCTCTGATAGCTGTTTTAAAACATATTATTAACGCATTTTTATTGAAATAAATATAGTAATAATTGAGAATTATAAATTAAAAACAAAAACATTATGAAAACAGAAAGTAAACTTATTACAGAAGAAGTAGCTAAAATATATTTGGCCAGTATGACAAGAAATAGACCAGTAGTAAAGAAAAAGGTCGACTATTATTCAGACATAATGCGCAGGGGACAATGGTGCGAATCTACTCATCAGGGCATTGCGTTTAATGAAAATGGGGAGCTTGTGGATGGACAACATAGACTGCTTGCTATTATAAATACAAAAATTCCACTTGTATTTAATGTTACATACGGAGTATCAAACGATGCCTTCATGACAATGGATATGGGATATAAAAGAACTACTGGAAATGTAATGGCAATAAATGGAGTGAAGAATTATAATGCTCATTCAGCAGCAATACAATCATTTTTTGCATTAAAAAAGGGGTTATCAACTCATAATAAAACTGAACTGTTTTTAACCACAGAGGATATAGTAGAATTTTATTATCAAAATGAAGATTTATGTAAACA